CTGTTAATGGCTCGAGGAGATTTGCGTTGAAAGTTTTGGTTAAAAGGGCGGATTGGAACAAAGAAACAATCCTCGATAAGACCTTTAACCTAGTCCACGGATTGTCGGTTGGAAAAAAGGGCCTCTTCGTCACTGTTGACGCCTCGGGCGTCGAAGGTTCAGAGCGCTATCCACAACGCAACTTCCGTGTGTTCATCAACGGGCCTGAGGATATTCAAGTCGAGGATCCTCAGGCTTTTGAACTTGAAGTCCGTACTCGCTATCCCGGCACCCGTGATACTAGGGTGCGGAAGTTCTACGGAGCCCAGCACAACCACTTGAGCCATATGCTCGTTGACCCTGTGCCCGTTGTGGGCAAGGAAAACGACGATGAAATCCGCGAGCGCATCACTGAGCGCTTTAGCATCCTTCAAAGCCTTACTCGAGATATCGCGCGTGGTGACCTCAAGGGCCTTGTGGTCAGTGGCGCCAGCGGTGTCGGCAAAAGCTTTGAAGTTGAAGCCGCGTTGAATCGGGATAGCTTGATCGACAAGCTGGGATTCAATCCCGATGCCACGGATCAGGACCAGAGGCGCATCAGCAGGGACAATCGCTTCAAACCCCGTTACAGCATTGTCAAAGGATACAGCACGGCTCCTGCGCTTTATATGACGCTCTTTGAATATAGTGAGGCCCGGGAGACCTTGGTGTTCGATGACTGCGACAGCGTGTTGGGTGATGAGACTTCCCTGAACATCCTCAAAGCGGCCCTTGACACCACGGGCAAGCGGACCATTAGTTGGCGGAGCCAAAGCCGGAATTCCACTGATGCGCCAAACAGCTTTGAATTCAAGGGCAGCGTGATTTTTATTACGAACATCAACTTTGAAAGCATCATTGACAAGGGCACCGCAAGGTTGGCCCCGCATCTCGATGCCATTATGAGCCGATGTTTGTATCTGGACCTCACCATTGAAACAGTCAAGGAAAAACTTGTCCGGATCAACCATGTTGCCCGCGATCTTAGAATGCTGGAAAATGAGTTCAAGCTCAGCCCGGATCAAATCGAAGACGTAATGACTTGGACACATGACAATGCGCGGCGATTCCGGGAGCTCAGCTTGCGTAAGGTTGGTCAGCTGGCTTCCTTGCGGCGCGGTAATCCCAATTGGTCACGGGTCGCTGAAGTCACGCTGTTGAAGCAGCGGTAATGATGTTACCTCGCTACCTAGGCAAACAGATCCCCGTCAGAACAATGATGGATAAAAAAGAACTTTATCGGATCAACCTAGGTAGCTTGTTGACTCTACAAACAAATCAATATTCAGATCTTAGTGGTGAGTCCCTTTTAGCACTTCAGCGGGTTCATGAAATCACACATAACGCTTGGTATTGGGCTGTGACGCAAACGGTAATTCGAACCGATGGCCAACTCAATCGGCAACCCAATGACCTAATTGAATTGCTGTATTTGAGTTTTGATTCTCCCAGCGATGCCATGCTAGTAAAACTGTCAGTGGATGGTTTGAAAAAGGTTTGATCGTTGTTGACATTCGAGGACTGTTTGGAAAAGCTCGAGGAGGTAATCCTCGATCCACCTTGTGACCTCACTGGTGCTCCCTTGTTGGCCATGGGCGCTTGGGATCAAAAGTTTGTCCAGGATGTCAGCCAATACACCAAAGAGCAAAAGCCCATTAGCACGGCCCAGGGACTGGTTATTGGCAAGCTGATTTCCCGGTACAAAAACATCCTGGTCAACCATGGCCTCGATGACCATGAAGTCCAGTCCTTGCTCTTGGTACCGGTGTATCGTCAGCCTCCCTATACATCACAGAACCTACCCCGCGAGGTCCGACTGGCCAGTCATAATGTCTTGGCCTTTCGCTTTGCCTATAATGCCCATATCGTTGATCAGATCAAAAAACTAAAAGTCCGCAATGACTGGCTTGAGGAAAACTATCCACGGTATGATCGTGGTAGCAAGGTTTGGTTGCTCCAAGTCACCCATGGTAATCACAACCAAGTCATGGACCTTATCAGTCGCAACCGTTTTCAATTCAACGAGCCAGTGGAGCAACTGCTCTTTGACATGGCCAATCCGGGTGTGAATACCCTGGACGTCACGGTCCAAGACAATGAATTGGAAATCAGTGTTTCGTCCAAGGATACCTTTAGTCAAAGCTGGCTAAGAAGCATGGGGTTTTTACCATGAAGTTCAAACTACCAGCAACACCGGGCATGGCCCGCAGGCTTCTACGATACAATGATGTCCGTCGAGTGGTCTTTGACGAGCAATTGGTTGAGCTGGCCATGCGGGACATTTTAACCCTGGATCAAATTCCCAGCTGGCTTGTGGTCAATGATACAGAATTGGAATTATTACAATTCGTTCAGGATTGGGACCATCGGGCTATGATCATCACGACCCAGACCCCAAGGGCTCGTCTCTTAGCTCTTGCGGGTACTCAGATCAATTCCCGTGGCCAGACGATCATCATGAGCAACTTGAACAATTTTACCAATTGGGTAGAAGCAATTCAAGCCATGGACACCAACCAAACTATCAGTGTGTTTGGTAATCCTCGTTATACTTTGAAGAAACCACTACCCATGGGTCTTGAGTATACGGACCGTCCCGATTTGTCAGCTGACTTCCTGATCAGCAATTTCAGTGGTTTGTTACACAATGACGTTGTGGGTAAAATCCAAGCCGGTCAGTCAATCGTTGAAGAGGTCGCTGAACCATGCTCGGTGGCAGGACGCTTCCATGAAGCCGTGGGGTCTTTGAAGTTGGAAATTCCTCGACCAGTGACTTTGTTGGATATCAAACATTTTTACAACTGGTCTGGTCAAACGCGAATCACTCCCAAGGGTCTGTTGGCAAATCAATCCACCAGCTTTACCAACCAACTTGGTGAGTTGATAACTTGGGTTTGGCCACATGATCAATTTGTCGCAAATGCTATCTATGCTACCCCATCGGCAAAGGATTCAATGATGCGGGAGGGTTTGATGACTCTCCGCCGTCCTGAGATGCTGGCAAATCTAGCCGTGAGTACCCATATGTTGGATTTAACAGGTTCTGACAACTCGGCTAAGCCTGGATAACTCAGCACCCTCATTGACGCTCTGTGGGGCGTCTTGAGCTACTTTAAAGCTCAACAGGGCACCAACTCTCTGATAAGTATCAGCGGGTTAGAGTGCCCTGTTTATTGACAGATTGTCACCTGATTCAGCATAATCAGGTAGAACAGTAGGAAACTCCTACGACCCAATAAAACCAAAACAATAGGGGTCGCCTGAATATGAAAAAATGTACTCTCGTCATCCACGACGAAGTCAATGCCAGCTTTAAGGATCTTGATCCCCAGACTCGCCGCCTTTGTAATGCGGCGTTGAAGTTTATGGTCCACTCGGCTCGCTTTACGCCTGCGGTCCGTATGGGTCGTTGGGATGGTATGATCAGCTTTTTTGCCATCAATGGTAACACGTATGTCAACCTCTTGGACAAGGTCCTGGACATCGTGATCAATGCTGGTTATGAGATTGATATTGAAGATCACCGCGTACCCAGGACCTTTGAGTTCCCATACGTGGATGAGGACTATATTGCCAATAACGCACCAAATCCCGTATGGCCTGCTGGTCATCCAGTGGCCGGTGAGCCCATTGAGCTACGTAGTTACCAAGTAGATATTATTCGAGCCTTTTTGGAAAACCCACAAAGCATTCAAGAGATTGCCACTGGTGCGGGTAAAACACTATTGACGGCTACGTTGAGTCACTTGTGTGAAGCCCATGGTCGAACAGTTATTATTGTTCCCAATAGAAGCCTCGTGGATCAAACGGAAGCCGACTACAAAAACTTGGGTTTGGATGTTGGTGTGTATTATGGTAGCCGCAAGGAACCAGGACACCAGCATACTATCTGTACCTGGCAAAGCCTCCACATCTTGGACAAAAACAGCAAAAAGCCCAAAGCTGATGTCACGCAATTGGACATTGATACGTTTACCAAGGATGTCGTGGCTGTAATGGTCGACGAAACCCACATGGCCAAAGCCGACGTGTTGAAAAACTTGCTCGCAGGTCCTTTCCGCAACATTCCAATTCGTTGGGGTTTGACGGGAACGGTTCCCAAAGAGGAGCATGAATTCACCAGTATCCTGGCCAGCTTGGGTCCAGTGGTCAACCGTCTTGCTGCCAGTGACTTGATGGAAATGGGCGTATTGAGCAAGCTTCAAATTGATATCATTCAGCTCATGGATACCGTACAGTTTGAGGACTTCCATGCGGAAAACCAATTTTTGACCACGGATGCCAACCATTTGGATTGGATCAGTGAGTTCACGCGCAATACGGCAATGACCGGCAATACATTGGTTCTCATCAATCGTATTGAAACTGGAAAGCAACTTGCGGAGCGTCTCCCTGAAGCCAAGTTCGTATACGGCAACAGCAAGGCCCAAGACCGCACAGACGCTTATGAAGAGATTGGTCAAGGTACCAACCAAATCGTAATTGCCAGTTATGGTGTTGCGGCCGTGGGTATCAACATTCCCAGGATCTTCAACTTGATTCTCTTGGAACCCGGCAAAAGCTTTGTCCGAGTGATTCAAAGTATTGGTCGTGGTATTCGTAAAGCCAAGGACAAAGATTTTGTTCAAATTTACGATATTGCCTCAACGTGTAAATTCAGCGCCAAGCATGTCACGGAACGTAAGAAAACCTACAAGGCTGCCAACTATCCCTTCTCAGTTAAGAAGGTTGATTACCTCAAGGACCTATCATGAAGATTTTAACCGCCGACAATGTTCATTTTGAAATGAACAATATCCCTGATGAGATTGATGATATCCGTTATTGTGTATTGGATTATTCGGACCAAGCAAATATCGATTATATCTTTATCCCATTGCTATTCTTGGAGTCCTTTAACAGCCCGGTGGTTGACTTGAGACTTGGCAAGCATCGTATTCAAATGCCCATTGATTGGAGCATTGTAATTGGTGACAAAAACAGTGGCGATCTTGAGATCCTTTCTCTCAAGCAACTCAATGATCGTGAGTTCGATGCCTTTGCCATTAATCCAATCAATGGTTATATGCCTCACTTCCATGATATCGAGATCATCAATGTGTTCCCGGATATCAAGTGGTACTTTCCCAAACTAAAGTATGGTCATCTCTTGGCTGTTCCTTTGGGTGATGGGGAATCACCACAATGTGTGTTCTTTGTCAAAGATACCAATAAGATCCCTGATTCATTGGATATCACGCAACTGGTGTAACGATGTCAAAAATCATTTGGTTTCCCGGAGTTAGTCCTCCCCTTTTTACTCGACAGACTCTTGTCGATGAGGCGGCTTCTATGATTATGAAAGAAGTAGCCAGTGTGTTCATTGACCACCGGGTTGAATTTACCAACCAGGGTTATTGGTTCAAGGACATTCGCAACTTCTTTTGGAAGCAGGAAATCAAACACGACGTCCTGGGTAATTTTGACGCCCAGGACGTCCAGCGTTGGAAGATGGTTTGGCGATCCAAAGCCCTGGATGAGATCAACAATCAACGTGGTTAATTGACGTCCAGTCCAGTTAGCCAGTATGCTAAGATAAAGCAAAAGGATTCACAATGGCCAAGGCTCCCAAAACCAAAAAGCCAGGTTTGGACATCAAAGATGAGATGTACTGGACTGACAAAAAGAAGTTTGATTGGTTAAGCAACCAAACTGATGAAATGGCCAAAACCTTTAGTCCCCTGATTGCCATGAAGTGGCAATCCGTAGTGCCCGACTACAGCAAAGACTATGAGCATTATTTGACCATGGTCAATGAAGCCGTGAACATGGGTTTTTGGGATTTGAGTCGTCATCCTGATCTTCAATGGCGATTGATGTGTTCAGTGGGCTCTGGTAATGTGGAACGCCATGGTTGGATTCCCTTGGCCAAGAGCCGCAAAAAGCTGGGCAAAGTGGATACCCTTTTGCTAAAGTGGTATCCCCATCTCAATGATGAAGAACTCACCACGCTAAAAAGCAAGTTTACGCCAGAGACCTTTAAAAGGTTTATGCTAGACCTAGCTATGAGTGACCAGGACATCAAGCCCATTTTGGATGAGTTCAAAGCCCGTCATGGCTAAAAAAGTCAAACCAGCACCAGAGCCCGTTGAGGAAGTATTTCCCTGTGAGTTCTGTAAAAAGGAATTCAAAACCGAATTGGGTTTTCTCAACCATATGTGTGAGAGAAAGCGTCGGTGGATGTGGCGCAATGAGCGTTATATTAGAATTGGCTTCACGGCCTTTCAGCTCTTTTACTCTTTGAGTCTCAAGGCCAAAAAGCCCAAGACCTATGAAGAGTTTATGAATTCCAATTACTTTACTGTTTTTACCAAATTTGGTCGATACGTCGAACATATCAATGCCATTGAATCCCATAACTTTACAGAGTTTTTGATCAAGCGGAATGTTCGAATCGACGATTGGACCAAAGAAGCTTGGTATGAAGAATGGATTCGAGAACTCACGCGACGTGAAGAACCCATGAAGGCCGTTGAGCGGAATATTCTGCTCATGGAACAATGGGGCAGAGAGCATGATGAGAATTGGATAGACTTTTTCCGCAAAGTACCAACACCCAAGGCCACTGAATGGATCCGCAAGGGACGTATCAGTCCTTGGTTGCTTTACTGTGGTGTTGGTCAATCACTATTTGACAGAATGAGTGACGAACAGTTAGGTTTAGTCAAAGAGTGGATCAACCCTCTTTATTGGACGGCTAAGATCCGTGACCGAAAAGAAGAAGTTGATCAGATCAAAACCATTTTACGAGAAGCAGGTGTCTAATGTCACACGGGGTAAAGCAACGTCGTATTCCTTCCGGTCTGGTAAGCAATCATACCCAATTGAGATCAATGGGTATGACTAACGAGCAAATAGAAGAAAACGAACGCATGTGGTATACAGAACAAGAAGAATCCGAATACCGTAGCCAAAAATTTCGTGAACGTTTTGATGCCTTGAAGACCATGTTTCCAAGAGCTCATGGTCATATTGATCATTTGGATCAGATGGTTGACATTGCCCGAGCGGATCAGTTGAACCCTTTGTATGAAAGGGTCCTCAAGGAATTCGATGAGGCCAAGTTGGCCATGAGCCGCGCGGCTAATAAGTTGGCTCAAGCAGTCAAGCTCACGGATTCAGAAAAGCTTGAAGAGCGCACAAGTGTTGATTTCACTCAGTATCGACATGGTGGTATTGGCATCAATGGTACCATGGGTGTCAAAGGTTCCATGGGGACCGTGGGCACCAATGGACCAATGGGTCCTATGGGTATGCCGGGACCACCAGGCCCTATGGGACCTCAGGGACCCAAGACGACCGTTGATGAAATCAAAGCAATTATTGCCCTGGCCAACTTGGGTAAATAGGCACATGAGTGATCCCGATAACACGCTTTGGAATATGTATGGTGGTGGAGATGTCTCGGCAAAGCCCGTGGCACCTCCACCGGACCGTTATAAGATGGCCAGCCGTGTCATTGGTGGTATGAAAGCCCAAAACAGCCATACCAAAACTGTGGAGATCGATGGTGAACTCCACACGTTTCCCAAAGCCGAATATGTGGCTCAAATGGAAACCCAACTCCGGGAAGCTAGGACCAAGATCCGTGAGCTTGAAACCCGGATCAGTCGCGTAGTAAAGTCCAGTGCTCGTTTGGTTGATAAGATTCGCCAAATCGAAGCCGACCTAGCAAACAAAATTGACTTGAGGTAACCGGTTGCCATAAACTGGCGCTATGGCAAAACCTATCGTTATACCCGCTCAGTCTCAGACTCAGCCTCATCTACAGGCTTATATGTCTATGGTAATGGCTGAAGAGGAACGTCGTTGTAATACGATTGTTCAATCCATAGAGGATCCCTTGAAATTTGAATTCCACGTCAAGGCCGGTCATCTTATGACTGAACGGCTTGACCAGTGGTGTGAAGCCAATGGCGTCAAGTATTATGACTTCCGCCATAATCCTGTAAATAGGGCCAATTTGGCGATCTTGGATCTTAATCATCGGCCAGATCTTGCGGTATTGTTCAAGCTGACTTTTATCAATGGGTGAGTTTGTACCAGACGTAGACATTGACTTTGCGGATCGTGATCTCGCGTTGTCAGAGGTTTTCCACATTCCTGCGAGCAGATATGATCCCAATAAAAAGGATCTAATGCGCCACAACGTTGGTGTTTACTTTCAAAATATTCCCCGAGATCCCCTGACGCAATTAGCTTCCATTCCCTATGAGGAAGCCGAAGAGCTCGGGTACTTTAAGGTGGACTTTCTCAACCTGGCCATTTACAAAAGTGTCCGCGATGAAGCGCACCTCCAAGAGCTCATGGACCGTGAGCCCATGTGGGAAATGCTCGAGGTCCAAGAAATATCAGATCAGCTATTCCAACTCGGTGGTGTCATTGATGGTATCCCAACCCATGAGCTCTTGGGGGCCTACAAGCCCAAGAGTGTCATGGAGCTTGCCATGTTCCTTGCTTTGATTCGTCCCCGTAAAAAGCACCTCATAGGGCTGGAATGGGCAGATGTAGAAGCAGACATCTGGACCCCAGGCGATGATAGCCTTTATGGGTTCAAAAAAGGCCATGCGGTTTCTTATGCCCATGTGGTAATCATGCAGATGAATCTCTTAGTTGAGCAAACGCAATGAATCTTGTTTATGATTTTGAAGTGGAAACCAACAACTTGCTTTACGTCAAGGTAAGCCATGTTCAAGAGTATCCACGATCCAGACACTATGATGTTTTTTATCGCGTCAAATTGGCCCAGTTGGATCCCAGTGAACGAGATCTAAACGCCGGTCGATTCATCAACTTTAAAAAGCAATGGTTTGACAACTGTCAAGGCATGGTGGTCAAAGGTGATGTCATGGGTATCTTTGAACCCCGGCTTAATTGGGTTGGGGAGAATGTTCAAAATACATGGAGTTTTTCACTGAAAATGAAAAATGCCCATGAAGGGCATTTGAGTTGGAGTTTCCAGGATATCAGTGACGCATTGTTGTTTAAGCTGACCTTTTAGTCCTGCTTGCGGACCAACTGGATTTGACGACGCTTGACCCGCTTGACAATCACGGTATCCAGGCTCAAACAAGGGCCCTGGAGGATTTCAAAATCACTGCTGATAAAGGTCTTCATATAAGGGCGGAACTTTGTCCAACGCTCTTTGAGAACCACATTGATAGGGATTTGGCGGTTGGTTTCCCACCACCACTCATCACCAAGAGCCAAGAACTCTTTGCGCAAGTCTTCATCGGGCAAACTACTGTAAAGGTAAATGCTGGTAATCTGATTATCAGAATTACCCACAATGCCTAGGTAGTCTTGTTCCAAATACCTGCCTAGGGTCAAAAATGGAAAATTCTCAAGCTGTGGAAGCACCATGA